GAGTACAACAGGATGATCATTGGGAAGATCGGTGAGGCAATGGAGAGACTTTAATATATCATCCTTCTTTTTGAATTTTGGTTTTGAATCTTTAAATTTGAACAAGTCTTTTTCCTTGGGCTTTTTATTTACACCCCGTTCTCTCCATTCTTCCATCCGATATTCCTCACAGAGATTTGGGGAGACCTCTTTTAAGAAATTATATATGTTAGAACCGAAGTCACAGTTGTGACATTTATAAAAAAAAGATCCGCCCTTTTCGTAAAAATATCCCCGTGTCTTTGTTTTATTCTTTTGAGAATCACCACATATTTTACATCTACAGTTAGCGAGATTTTCTTTCTTCCAAGAGAATCTTTCCAGTTGAGGGGAAATTATGTTTATGAATTTTTTGTCAACCCAAATACTCATATCTTCCAATCCGTGAAATTATTACTTTTCTTTACTTTGAATTTATCATCGAATGTCTCTTTAGAAAATCCAACACCATTAACTTCTATGTCGGTTTGACCAGCGCCTACCAAACCATGATTTGTTATCTTAGAATCATACAATTTCATTTTAGATTTGTCAATACCCAATATGAACTTCCTATTGATGGCTGTGTCGTTGTAACGATTCTTTAATTGCTTGATCATCACTTGATTGTTGTCTGCTAATTCTTCTGTCACAATCAATGCAATCATAAAATCAGCAGTGGCTGGTAAACCAAAAGACTCTGACGTATGTTCTAATTCTATATCGGAACTAGAAAATCCCTCTCTGTTTGTTTGAGTTGCTGACCAGATAGGAACATCTTGTTCTACTGCAAGTCCTCTGATTTCCTCTGCAATTGCTTTGACATACGTATATGAATTCACAATACCATTATTCCTCAAACGGGAAGATGCGCAGATGTTTAGGTAATCAATAAATATTATATCTGGTTTAAACTTCTTTTTCATTTTTAATTCATCTAGAAGAACTCTGAAGTGGTGTACTCCAGCAGATGCAGTTGGGTATTCTTTTACAATAAGTTTACCTGTGACGTTTCCGAACTTACTTTTAATTTTACTCTTGTAAATATCATACGGTAAATCACGAAGATCATCCAACCTGATGTCCATGAGGTTTGCATCGATGCGTTCTGCAATTCTTTCTTCCGCCATTTCACAAGTAATATAAAGAACATTCAAATTTTGAATCAAACAGTTAGCCGCATGATGACACATAAAGAGAGACTTACCAACCCCTGTCCCTGCCATCACGATATTGAGAGTCTTTGTTGGAGTACCACCACCAGTGATGCTATTAAAAAACTCTAAATCGAAAGGTACTTTCTTTTCAACCTTGTGGTAGAATTCATACCTCTCATTATAATCAACAATATAATCATGTCCGATGTTAGTGTCAAAAGAAACCGATAGCGCATCAGACAAAATCTCAGGAATTGCGTTCTCGGTTAACTCCTGTGATTTACCATCAATTATGTTAATACTAGACATTATGGCATTATAGACTGCTCTGTCCTTGCAAAATTTCTCAGTCTCTTCTACCAACCATTCAATCTTATCATCAGAGACATCTGCTTTTATCTCTGTAAGAATAGTAGAACACCTTCCGTGCGTTACTTCGGTTAAGTCTTTTCTCTTGTCCAATTCAATTTCAATAATCTCCACTGTTGGAATATCATTGTATTTCATTGTGAACTTCTTTATCTCATCAAAAACAATCTTTATGGATTCTTCTGTGAAATACTTCTTGTTGAGAAATGGTATAACTTTTCTAGAATACTCATCATTCTTGACGAGATTCTTCAGTATCTTTTCTTCAATGCTCAATTAACTACCCTTTAAAAATTCTCCATCAACCTCTTCTAGTTCAGTCTCAAGAATATTAACTAGAATATCACCCAGCACACCAACAAGATCAGAATCAGGCTCAGTTTCGTTTGGATTCTCCAGGATGTCGTATGTGAAATTCAATCCCATGTTCTCTTCATCGCCCTCAAGGGCTACGAATTTGATCCCACCAAAAACAAACTTCATCCCCTCATAATCACCTTCATTAATTTGAATGACACTTCGTTCCTTATGTGCATTATCATCAGTAAATGTATAATCAGGATGTTTTGTTTCATTACTCATCGATTGTCTCCTCCTCTATTTCTGTTACACCGTATTTGAATTCTTTTCCGGCTGCCTCTTCGATCATCCACATAATTTCCTCAGTAAAATACTTCTCTGGGTTACTGTTAATCTGTTTCTCAAATGCAGTTTTGCCATCCGGAAGTTCAATCCGGGTTGAAACCTTCTTGAATATCCCATACTTCACTGCAATAGGAACAAGTCCATAATAAGAATTTAATCCTGTATCGTAATTTAACTGAACCTGAACCTCTTTGTTTTCTTTGGTTAATCTGCCTTTATAGAGTTTACATTTAATTATACCACCAATAACATCTATGCCCTCTTTATCTTTTGATTTCGAAAGCATCACAATAGTTGATGCTGCGTACTTTAAGCCAGAACCACCAGAAAGAACTTGGGGGGCCCCATATCCCCCAACATTGGCATATGTGTGGTTAGTAATAATCAGCGGAATACCTGCTTTACCGAGTTTCAAAGTTAAAACTCTAAAAGTCCCCTTCACAAGTTGAGCGCGTGTCATATCTCTGGTATTTTTACCGTCTGCTGTGTCTGTCATTTCCTTTTCTGTGGAAAGCATCCCTAAAGAATCAAGTACAATGATTATAGGTTTTGCTTCGCGTGATTCGATGTAGTTGTCTACAATTTGAATTGTTTGATGTCTAAAATTTTCTACAGTAGCAACAGGAAATACTGCAAATCTGGATGGATCCATTCCCCGATCTGCAATCATGTTGCTAGTTACTGCTTGTTCTGTATCAAAATACAACACCACAGCCTCTGGATTATCATCTAAAAATTTCTTACATATCCCCAGTGCAAAATAAGTCTTACCCGTAGCCGATTCTCCTGCCAGTGCTATGATCTTGTTATCAGGAATGCCCCCATAGATAGAACCCGATAACAGAGCATTGAATGCATATGAGCCGGTATCTACAAACCCTGTAACATCACTGCCTTCTAAACCATCAGAAGCAATACCAGCATACTCGTTGCCAGATTTTTTAATGATGTTTTTTAAAAAATCACTCATTCTTTTTATTCTTCTTTCGTAACTTAGTTCTCTTTCTTGGTTTTGGATTAATCTCTTTTTCTACTCCCCAAAGAAACCACATCTGTTCACCTTCATTCATAAACGAAAATGTCATTTGTTTAATAAATTTGTCCATAGGTGTCTTATCGATCATATTTGTTTCTCCATTTGTTGTATAGCATACTCTATTTCTTTACACCTGTCTAGTGCATATTCATAATTTTGTGCAGAACAACTTTCATCCTTTTGCATATCTGAAAGTCGTTTCTTTGATTCTGATAAAGTGGTTTCTAATGTTTCTTGTATAAGTTTTTTGACTTTATAATCTAATATCATGCAAAGAACTCCTCTAATGATGAAACGTATTCCCAGTTCCATCCTATTTTTTCTAATATATTCTTGATAGGATCAAGAAAGGCTTTCTCGAACTGTTTATCGTAATCAATAAACTCCTCCAGTTCAAATTCTTTCGGGAGTCTGGTTGGGAATGCAATTACTTGATCCTGTCCAGCAGCCCCGCCCATCGGATTTGGTTTTACTAGATGAAGAAATTTAATTTTATCACCGTCAATAATCTCACGATATTTTCTTTTCAATTCTAACTCATCTAAGTAGTGATTATATATGAGACTTCCCTTTACTGCAATGGGGGTTGACTTTCGATATATATTCCCCCGCTCGGCATATTTCTCCATCCCATTCACACCTCTTGGAAATGCAATTTCCTCCGGTGTAAAATTCTCAAACTTCTCTTTAAAGTTTGATATAAATTCAATCACACTATCCTCGTCTGTTGTCAATATGAGGTTGATTGCTTCCTTTAGTGCATTACGAACAACTTGCGGGGTAGAACTACGAGTTGTTTCAATGCCCATGATCTTCTGCTTCGGTGGATCATATCGAACACCTTCAGAATCATGCACACGCATCATATATCGTTTCTTAGCAGTCCACGCTCCTTTGTCTGAAATACATTCACGATCCATTACCATTTTGTTCTCATATGCATTCATTAGTTCTGCGAGTTCATCGTATTGTTCTCTAATGAATGGGAGAATGATTTCATTGGATGCTTTGTCAAGAAACTCGACCACCTCCTGCTCGGATTTGTTGTCACAAACCTTATTCACAAGATTCCCAAGGCGAAGATAAACACTATCTGTATCACTTGCAACAACATAATCATAATC